TGTTACAAACGTTTCTCCGTCTGGAAAAAATGTATTTTTCAAGAAGCTTGTTGGAGCAATCATTTTTTGAATTGCCGGCAACATAGTTATTGTTTGATATAATTTTAAATTCACTTTAAATCCTCCAATTTTATAGGTTTTCTGTTAGATAGATACCTAGTGTTCTAAGTGTTTTTTCATGTTTAGCAGCTGTATCTGTTCCCCCAAAAATTAAAGCTTTGCGATTAAAAAGACCAGAACTATAGGCTGTATTAGCCACTGCAGTAGTTGTATCAACATCGTCAGTTAAAATGCAATCTGCAGATTCAATTCCTCCAGTTTTAGTGCTGTCTACCTTAACAGCTAATCCTGTTGCTGTTTCAATTGCTAAAACTGTTCCGCGAAGTAAAACCCCTTGGCCAGCTTTAAGCTGTACTGATTTTTGATTAACAGGAACAGTCGTGCCAGCAAATAAATTATCATATCCAATTTCTCCAATGACTTCATTCATTCTCATGATTGTAAGGCACCTCCTAATTGATTAGTTAACTCATTTTCCTGCTCATCTTTTGTGCCATTAAGTACGGAAAGTAATGCATTGGTATCTGCTGCTGTTCCATTATTGGATGTTGGAGCATCGCCACCAGGAATGTCATTAATAATTTGAGCATCTTTTTGAACATTGCTTAAATAATTAGTTCCTCTTTCCTTTTCCGCTTTAATGATTTGGATTGCAAGGGCGCTTGCTTCGATTTTTTCCTCGAATTTCGCTTTGTTGATTAATGCCTCATTACCTGGCATTTGAAGATCTTCTATTTCCTTAATTCGATTGTTTTCTGCTGTAATTCCCTCTTCAAAACCAATGTTTTTTACTTGGTTAAATAATTCGGGATGGTCATTTTTCAATGTTTCCAGATTCATGTTTTTTGGTTCCTCCTGATTTTCAGTTTTTTGCGGTGGTTCCACAGCATTTAATACCATGTTACTTGGTATTTCCGGCTGCCTTACTGAACCCATTTGATTTCTTATTGTATCTATGACCTCTTGCGGCAACATACCTCCATCTACAGCTGCAGATGCAACAATGCTTGTACTAGAATTATCAAACATAATTTCATCAATTAAATTTAAATCTAGTGCCTGTTTTGGCTTTAACCATGTTTCTTCGTCCATTAGAGCCAAAAGTTCATCATATGATTTTCCGCTTTTTAGGTTATACGCACTGGCTATTGTTTCGTTTACGGTTTTTAAAAAATCAGCAGCTTTATTCATATCCCTATAGTCACCTTGCGCCCTCATTGCTGAGTTATGAATCATCAATTGCGCTGTTGGTGCCATCAGAACTCTATCGCCAGCCATAGCAATAACTGACGCTGCACTTGCTGCTAATCCCAATATCTTTACAGTTACATTGTTTGGATGTGCTTTAAGTAGGGCGTATATTTCAGATGCATCAAAGACCGAACCGCCGCCGCTATTTATTTCTACTGTTACCTCTTCACTATCTACAATGCTTTCTAAAGCATCATTGATTTTTTTAGGGCTGGTTGCTTCAATGCCGAACCAATCATAAATCCACTGGTCATTACTTGAAATTATTGGACCTCTTACGCTAATTTTCACTCTTCCACCTCCTTTTCATCCTCGATATTTTTGGTTGGTTCAGACTCATTCTCTTGAATCAAACCAGCTTCTTTTCTTGCTTTCTCTTCCAATGCCCTTAACTGATTAATTTTAAAGAAGTTTCCATTACCCATAGCAACGGTTTCTTGAGAACGTGAAGAGAACCCATTTGCTACGCGCTTCTCTGCTGCGTTCACCTCCTTCAAAGGATCTAATTGCCCTTGAGACGGTCCGTTCCATTCCGCTCCGCAATATGCCTTTCTCGCCATTGGATCTGTAAAAAATCCAGGTGCATATATTCTTCCTTTTGCAATGCCTTCTGCAAGGAATTCCTCATAAATTGGCTGGCAAAATCCATTCGAAAGCCAATCCCGGCGCATTTTAAACATTTTCCAGGCTTCCAAAAGCGCCCCTCTTGATGCTGAATAGGAAGATGTGAAGTTCTTTAAAAGCAATTCATATGGAATCTCCAATGCTGCTCCAATTTGTCTGCAAATTGATGTGACAAATCCATCATAATTAGGATTGGGCCTGCCTGGATTAGACTCTTGAATTTTTTCGTTTTCACCTAAAAAATGGACACTCCCATTACCAAGCTCGATAGTGGAATTGTCCTCTTCGTCAATCATATCCTCTGGATCTAAAGGGCTAAACGAACTATCACCTTTTCCAGTTTCTGTCGTAACAAATACCGAATACATGCCGTTAATAACAGCTGCCATTAATTCTGCCTCTGAATATCTGGCAAGTTGTTTCAAACTCTCTATAACTGGAGCAAGTACTGGAACGCCTCGACGCTGTTCTGGCCTTTCACTTTCCATCAGATGAATAACGTTGATTCTTCCTGATGTAGCACCAAACTTAGGAATCCTATTCCATTTATTAACGGCTGCTGTGGAGGAATGAGGATGTTTATCCGCAATATGATAAGCAACCACTTCACCCATCCCGTTAATTTCTACCCCATTAATAATTTTATCGTCGGTAGTAATAGCATCATAGGGAGTACAAACTCTATCAGCTTCTATAACCTTTATGCGTAAATCGTAGGGCATTCCGGCTCTTGGCATCATAGGAAGTAGCGCCATACAATCCCCACTCATTAACCAAGAAAGGAATGCCAGCTGTTGTAATTCATAAAAATTATTCATCCTTTGAGCATCACAACTAATCGAATCGGCCCATAACGAAAACTCTCTTTCCACTTTAGTTTCCCATGCATCCGCTTCTTCTACTGTCATATTCAGATACTCTGCATCGATTTGAGCGTTTAATCTTAAACCTGCTCCAACAACATTTGTACGCATTGTTTTTAATGCACCTGTTGCAATTGGAGCACCCATAAATAGATCTCTTGAACGTTCTCTTAGGGTATCAATATTGTACTCTATGTCTTCTAAAACTGAACCGGTGCTAGTCAACCACCCTTGCATGGCTTTCTTTTTTGCGCTGGCACCATGATTATCATATCCGCTATTGATAATCTCCATTTTCTTTTTGGCATGCATTCGATTTAATCCAGCTTTAGGGCTAAAAAAGGATATTGTTTTATCTAAAAAATTCATACGCTATCACCCTTTATAAATCTCTTGGCATAAACCTCATGGCCCGTCTGCCTCTTCCAGTTGCTTTTGCTTCTAATTTCGCCATTTCATTTTTCCAATAAATAATTGATTTTCTAATTTCCGTTAAATTTGCTCTTGTTAAAGACCTTGTACCAATACTATAACTTTGACCTGTAGTTACTGCTGATTCTGCAGATAGCCAATCCATATACATCTTTTTTGCAATCTCAAATTCGGTCAATCCTTCCATTATTGCACTCCCTTCGACACTGTTCTCCGTTTTCGTTTCTTACTACTGCCAATATTTCCGGCAGCATATTCTTTCTCCAAGTCGGGATTAATAATTTCTAAAGCAGCTGTATTATAAACTCTTAAATCTAAAGGCTCATTTCGAGCTCTAACTTTCTTCCAAACTTGGTACGGTACTCCTTGTTCATATCTCGTTACTAGCTTTTCAGCTGTTAAACCCCTGAAATAATCAGCGTTATATCCTTTTCCTTTTGGAAAATGGCAATAGTTAGGACCAAAATCCTCAACTTGAAGGCTAGACATCACTCTTGATTTCCCTTCATTAACGCCTAGATGTACAAGCAACGTCTTGGATGGTTTTTGTCTACTTGTTCCAGCAACTAAAGGATCATACTCACCTTTTCCTGTCGATTTCCCTTTAATGGCATAAACCCTTCTGGCTTCTCTTTGCTTAGTAAACTTGTAAACTTCTTGTGTATAGTGACCACCACTATCCATACAGGTACACATGATTGCAAATCGTTTTCCATCTGCTTTGCTCCAAGTTCTTGATAAGAAAGAATCTAGTTCGTCCCATATATCCTGTTGTTTTAAATCTCCATAGATAACTTGATACTGGATTCCCCAAGATTCCTTCCCTTTTCCCCATCCGACAACTTCAATTTCAAAACGATCATCCTGCGTATCGACTGAGGCTGTTAGAATTTTTACATCATCTGGAACTTCTACATCTCCATAGTCTTCAACGCGTTTCATTAAGTCGTCATCTTCGAGCTGCTGACCTTCTTCCTCCCACGTTTCACCTAAACTCGTATTCACCCAAACTTTCATTGCTTCTGGTCCTTTTTCCTTTGCTTTAAGAAAATCATCCACAATTTCTTTCCATTTTCTCCATGGGCTTAATAATTCATTCAAATGAAATCCTCTGAAAGAAGCGTCAGGTTCGCTCGCTATCCAATGTCCTGGTTGTTTCTTCCACTCATATTCTGTATGCATTGCTCCGCATTCTTTGCAAGCATGAGTAACCGGCTGGTCTAAATCATTTTTATCAAACACAACTTGAGCCCAACTCAAAGGCTGTAGTCCTTCACATGATGGGCAGGGTAAGTGATAGTACTCTTTTGTACTAAATTCAAATTCAGCCTCAATTCTAGAAGCGCCTTTGACTGTCGGTGTAGAAACAAATACTTTTTTTCTGTTATAAAAGTTACTTGTTCTCTTTTCGGCAAGTGAAAGTGGATCGCCTTCGGCTCCAGCAGATACTGGAAAACGATCCACTTCGTCAGCTAATAATATTCGAATAGACCGACCTGCTAAATCACTGGCTGTATTTGCACCAATCAATGCTATATATCCTCCAGGGAAGGATTTTTCCAGAGTTGTATTCCCACCATCCCTTGATTTAACATCTGCAACTTTCCCCCTAATTGCTGGAGTATCCCTAATCATTGGAGCTAACCGTTGTTTGGAAAAACTTTTAGCCAATTTTTCGGTGGGTTGCATTAATAAAATTGGAG